ACTCTTATCCGATTGGGGTAGTTTTGTCAAGCTATTCTTTGAAACTTTCTCAAAAGATGTAATTAACTCTCTATATTTCTTCCCACTCTTAAGGTGGAAAACTGTTGCCCACCAATCGCCACTCTTCCAGTCCATGAGGACATATAAACCCAAATGGTTGTGATGCTGATATTTTATCAAATCACCTATTTCCACTGATTACCTCCAATTCCATATCATAAACCCAAAACCAATCTTCTAGATAGAAAAACCAAACACCGGCTGTTGCTGAACTGTGCGCGGGGGAGTTATCTAAATACAGGACAACACCAATCTCGTTACTATCTGTTTTAACTAAATCACCTACTTTCATTTGTCGCCCCACATTCTCCACTCTTCCTCAATAGGGCAGCGGTGTGTTGTCTTTGGCGCACTGAGTCTGACTAGCCACGCTCTAGGTAGGTTGTGCTCAGCACCACTAATAAGAACCCGCACACATACATGGCTTGCTTCGTATAATGATAGCACAACCCCAACCCCTCTAAGCCAATCAGGTGGCGGAGAATCATACCGCAAGAGATACTGCTCATTAAATATAACAAGATCTCCAGCACTCAGGCTACAATCACTCATGATGCCTCCATGATATAAAAACGACCGCCATTTATTTCATCTTCATAAAAAACAAATTGCTTACCATCTGAGAATAGGATACGAACATGTGGTAGTCGCGGATAACAGCGCCTCCCGTCATATGAGACAACGCAGCTAGACACAAGCCCTCTATATTCCTCGGGGCCGTCTAGGATGCGATTGGGGTGTGCCTTCATTATTACTGGTGTGCCTACAGGCAAGTCTTTAATTGTTTTAACTTGTTTCACTTTTTCCTCCGAGAAGTTTTTCATACTACAAGCTTATCCGATTCAACTTACTTTGTCAAGGAAAAAATAAAAAAAAACTAATCTACTCATAAGTAGAATATAAAACAAATGTAAGTTAGTTAAAATTTTATGCCACTTACCCCGAAAGCTAGATAAACGGCTGTGGTGGCTCTGTGGATGTAATAGTTATGTAAAGAAAACTTGGCACGATTCTTGCCGGCATGTTTATGCAACTTGCTTGAGTTTATGTAACTGTGTTAAGCGGATAGAAGTTATGTAAAGAAAAGTTGGCATACTTCTTGCCATGTAGTTTTAAGACACATTGAGGCTAGATAGTTATGTAAAGAAAAGTTGGCACACTTCTTGCATGATCATATTATAACAAACTTCATAAAAAAATTTGACAACTTTCATAAAATAAGATATTATATAAGTGAGAGAGGATCAACCCTTTGTGTAATATGGCAATCGACCTTCGGGGCCAACAAAGGTCATCTCATAATCAAAAGCCAAAAATTTACGGCTTGTCTCAAAACAGTAGACCTCATAGTAATAGTGTCCATTGGGAGTTCCTAGGAATTCCGGTCGTGCACTTGAGAGGATCACGCAGAGTGTGTCCCCTTTCATGTACATCGTGCTTATATACACGAGACTACCAACCGCTATAGTCATCCAGGTTCCTCAGGTTATTAAGCGTCCTTTCCGGGAGCATTGCGGAGACTTCTATGCGAAGCCCTTCAAAGAAATCCATCTCACTAAATACAATCTTGTATAGTGAAGAAGGGTTTGTCGTATATGGAGACTCAACGAAATTTACGTATTCAATCCATAGCGCTCGCAGCTTTGCGGTCAAATACATGTAACACCCAATTAGTTCATCCACGTTCTCTGGTAATCTTATATCTAAATAATGCATATGGCACGCCTCCTAACGTGAAGAAAAGGGAGGGGGGTAGGGGGGTAGTAGGTCATAATATCACTACCATTCCGGAACTAATAAGCCTCATAAGAGACTGTGCACCGATGACGGTCACACCACCATCAAAATAAATTATCTCGTAATTTACCCTCCATTTGATTAGTGATGATTCCGTCTTCAGCGCTCCCGTCTGGATAACTTTTGTTATAACTCCGATTCTCCCCATGTCCCTAATAAGTGTTCCTACGGGGAGATATTTAGTCTCCTCCATTTTTCCACGATCTCCTTTATTCTTTTTCTAGAAAATCTAGACAACCTCTCTATATATACTAAATTCTCTTCCAAGCGTGGAAAGGGAGAGAGTTCATACATCCCAACCTTAACTGCGCTCAATACCCCAATCACCCTGCCTCCATTGTCAAACACAACCGAACCAGAAGATCCTGGGATGGCAAATGATTGCATGATGGCATGATCAATCCCGCTATGGGATATTGTACCGGTAAATAGTGTCTTTGGTAAATCAGAAGGGTAGCCGGTGTAATTTACTGACTGTCCCAAGATATCTTTCTTCTCGTTGATCCTATAATTAACAGCCTTGACACTCTCTAACTTCCTATAGGGTACCAAAACCGCTATATCGTTGTGTGGATCCATATAGACTAAATCCAAGAAGACCACTTCCTCTCTATCCCTAATAAAAAAAGCAGAACCGCCTGTTATAACGTGTCCTGCTGTGATTATGAATCTTTCTTTTCCTATTTTAAAATAGTTTCCCGAACCATGTCCGGTAAGCATGCCCCCCTCTATGACTTCTATCTTCACAGAAGATTTATAGCCATAGTCAAAATTAATGTGCCGAACGGCTTTAGTTTGTTCGATCCCAATTAAGGTCTGGTTTTTGTCAGCCTCGTATGACAACAAACAAGATAATAAAAACAACATAAATCTTGCCCCCCATAGTAATTAGAAGCGGTTTGTCTCAATCTCTATGCTCTGCCGTAATCATCCTCCAATCGAACAACGTCATCAATCTCTGGTGTTGAAACTTCAATCAATGTAACAGACATGTTATCAGGTGCTGAGAATCTGTGAATTGTTCCCGGCTTGATCCTATAGCGATCGCCTTTGCACAAGAGAGTAGATCTTGAATTATATTCATCAGATCCGGGATTCCCTATCTCTAAGAATAAAGTACCTTCCAATACATAAATCGTTTCGTCTTTCTGTACATGGTATTGTCGCGACAATCTCTTTCCCTTTTCGATATGCAAAATCTTTCCTAAATATTTATCTGTTATGGCCCATCTTATTTCATGGCCCCATGGCTTCTCTGTTTTAAATTTGCTCATTAATTTTCCTTTTCTATATATTTTGATAAACAGATATACATTTCGGCAAAATATTCTTCTTTGTTGATCATTATATCATTGATCAACATAAACTTATACCCTAAATGCCAAGCATTTAATTCTTCTTGTACAACATTTGTCGTAACGCTTAAATCCAGTATATAACCAATTTCGTGTGTTAAGGCTATTAGTTTTTTAAAATCATCTAGATGAGATTTTATATTTATCTCTCCGATCATATCATCATATGTATATGGGACAAAACAGGTATGGCCGCAGAACAGATAGACGAAACATTTGAGCTCAGTCTCAACCAAGTCAGCTAATTTATATAAAAGATCCTCAAGCACTTCCGGATCTGAGGTGCTTGATAGTGTCTTCGCATCCGCCGATAAGGGTTCCTTTAAGTTCATCTGGTTCTCCTTCTAACTCTATAACTATTGGCATGGTTTGCCAATAGTATTTGTCTTTTAGGTTTTGAATGTCTTTTGGTGCTTTGTGCAAAACAATGAATGTAAACTTTATATCATGATGTAGAAGTTCAGTATACAATTTGTCACAATATTCACAGCCCGTCTTTGCGTAAATTAAATATTCTTTCATGTTAATCCCTTAGTAGTTGCCGGCGGTCTTCGCGGATGGTTTTTTTTATTTTCTGCTCTATTAAGTAGGGGTCACCTATGACGGTGAACTCTTCGCGAAGACCCGAGTTGTCTAGACGGATTTTTGTAAAGCTTGTCGATTGGTGTAAATTAATTGATACAGTTCCTTCCAACAACTTCTCCTTCATGATCTCATCCTCCAAAAGATAAGATATCTGCTTAGGATTTACAAAAATCTCTTTAAGAGAATAATTGTTTCCTGTCTGTATTATCCTAATTAGCTTGACTAACACACTAGCTCCATATACTTATAATCTCGGTTTTTGACGACCCAATACTCGTTGCCAACATATACCAGAGATGAGTTGTTTCTTTGATATTCTATAAAGATTCCAATGTTGGGCGTTTTTGTATAGATATATTTATCAATAAATGCAGCTGCTTTTGTGTTTTGGGTGAGAATAGTGTCAGCCGGGACCCTTATGAGGTCTCCTTTTACTAACACTACAGTTCTTCTAAGGCTTTTTCCAATTCAGCCTTTCTCTGTATTTTTTCTTCTTGCTGCATCGTTTCTTTTTCTAATTGCAATTGTTCTAAAGCCTGTTGTTTGGCTTCAAAATAACCATTCACTATAGATGAATTATCAGATAGCCTAGCATCTGCTTTAGCTAAAAAATTTCTACACTTTCCTATCGTTTCATTGAAGACTTGTTGATCAATTGATCCTTCAACGAGATCATTTGCGATGTCTTTTAAGAGATCAGTAACGATCTCTAAATCATCAGAACACTCAGTGATCATTCTTGACGATTCTTGCGGAACCTCTTTTAGGTCTACACTATAACTTATACGTACTTTCACTTAAACCTCCTTCTGTTTTTCATATGATTTTACGCGATCTGTATAATCCTTCCATATTTCAGAATTAAACAGCTCTTCTCTTTTTTCTAATACATTCCTCAATCTATTTTTAAGCTCTATAGACAGGTCTCTTCTTTTAAATATTAGAGACATGGGTAGAGAACACTTGGTGAATTGATTGGCATTTGCCGATAGAAACTGGAAATTCGTTAACGAATCCGATCCACCTGCGTTAACCGGATTGACATGATCTATCTCATATAATATACTCTCTGTCGCCCATCCACTTTTCTGTGGGCCATTCCAGATTCCATTGATCTCATCTTCTTCAACGTGAAGCCAAAAAGAACATCTGTAATCCTGGGTTGAAAAGATCATATGAATATACTCATAAATCAAGCTATCATTTTCTGCGGATTTCATCAATCCATTATATCTAAATTTGTTTCTAACTCTTTTTACTAACATTCTAATTTCTCTTTCTGTCGCTTTTCCATTCTGGTCGATAGTCTTAAGATGCTCACTGATTGTATAGCTTTTTAATTTCATTTCTTCTCCGGTTGTTATATATAGTATAACATGTTTTCGTATTTTGTCAAGTATTAAACTGACATTATTAATTTATAAACGGTTGTTGTAACTAGGCCAACCAGAGTCATGATAACTGCCCATTGAATTTTAGACTGTGACTGTTGCCACTGCTCCAATGCCCGAAGTCTGGCATACAATCCTTGGTCCGGATCATAAACCGCTTCTTTGATCTTCTTAACATCCTTAACCATTTCCTCTTGTCTCTCGGCCATTCTTTCGATCTGCCCTTTGAGTTCAATAATTGCTTGAGTGAGGTGAGTTATATCTTGATTTGTCATTGGTACTCTCCACTAATAAATAGTGCTATTGGGATACAATAGCATGGCTTGTAGTGATAATTGTAGAAGCAACAGACACTGCGTTTTCCAGCGCACAACGAGTTACTTTAACCGGATCAATGATCCCAGCCTCAACCAAATTCACAAGTTTGCCGTTCATAAAATCAATACCCCAGTTTTCTTCCTTGAGTTGTTTGATTCTAGCGACAACGATATCCGGAGACATTCCAGCGTTAATGGCCATTTGCCTTAACGGCTCCTCAACAGCTTGAACCACAATATTAACGCCGGCCAATTGATCTTCATTGTCAACTTTTATCTCGATATTGCTAACGGCGCGCATTAGAGCGACACCACCGCCGGGGACTATACCTTCTTCTTGGGCTGAGCGTACAGCTTCCAAGGCATCATCAATGCGGTGCTTCTTCTCAATCATTTCAATCTCTGTTGCAGCGCCCACCCGAATAATAGCAACACCAGAAGCAAGTCTGGTAATTCTTTCTTGCAAACGCTCACAGGTTTTGAGATTATCTTCTTCTTGAATAAGTACTTTGATCGCTGCAATTTTCGTTTCAATTTCTTCTTCATCTCCTTTACCTCCTACGATAGTTGTTCCGAATTTAGATACAGTAATTGATTTGGCTTGACCAAAATGCGTAAGGTTTGCATCTTTAGCTTGTAATCCGTTTTCTCTTGTAATGAAAGTTGCCCCAACAGAAACACAAAGATCTTTAAGAATATTTCTTCTCTCTTCTCCATACCCCGGAGCTTTGACTGCGGCGATCTTCATGGTTCCCCGAACAGCGTTCGCAATGACAGCGGCAAGAGCTTGGCCTTCCATTTCTCCGGCAACAATTACAAGAGGTCTGTTCTCTCTCGCAGCATACTCTAGAGTAGGCAAAATTTGCTCAATGACTTCAATCTTTTCATCTGTAATCATTAAGAGGGGTGTGTCATAGTGTACGGTTCCATTCCTCTCATTATTGATGAATGTGGACGATATGTAGCCACTTTCGAAACGGAAACCTTCAATCAAATCTAAGGATGTTTCAATGGAGCGAGCCTCTTCAACAAGGACAGATCCATCTTTTCCAGCAGAGTCGACAGCTTTGGAAATAAGAGTTCCAATTGCCTTGTCGTTGTTGGCAGAGATTGTTGCGATGTGGAGGATGTCTTCCTCTGATTGTATCGGACGTGCAGATTGTTGTAGTATCCATGAGATACGTCCACATGCTTTGTCCATGCCTCGCTTCAGTTCAATGGGTGACATGCCAGCAGCAAGATACTTCTGTGCTCTGTTGAGGATGCCACGAGCCAACACTGTAGCTGTTGTGGTACCATCTCCGGCAGTTGTTGCGGATTGCTCTGCTGCTTGTTTCAGTATTTGAACTCCAACATTCTCAAAAGGATCTTCAAGTTCCACAAATTTGGCAACTGTTACTCCATCCTTGGTTACAACGGGAATGTTTTGCTTTTTGTCGTAAAGAATAACGTTACGCCCTTTTGGTCCAAGAGTGGCTCCAACGTTGTCGGCCAGTATATTCATTCCTTTGAGAATCTTCTCGTTAAGAGCGTTCCCTTTCTTGTAGTGTTTCGTCATTAGTCCTCCATTATTTTAATAACTTCTCATTATATAGTATAACATGTTCAATCAATTTGTCAAGGTCTTTTAGTGAGTTTTTTTGATTTTTATTTTCTGCTAATTTTCTACTTCCTCTATCTCCAGAAACTTTTTTGTTTTCTTCTGGTGATAAAATATTAAGCAATTCAACCAAACCAACGTCTGCTTCATCGAAGGTTGCTAGTGCAGCATTGCCAGAATTTATTATACCTGCCGGGTTGGAGGCGGATTTTGCTATATATGATTTTGTATTATCCTCTGCTTTGCGAAGATTTAAAAAATATTGCTCCATTGCTTTGAGTGCTTTTGCTTGGTTGGAATCGCTACCTTTAAGTTCACCACCTAGGTGGTCTTTGAAAGAGTTTTCACCTGTGTATAGTTTTAAAGTTCCAACTTTTGACATTGCTTGGTGTGGCTCCTTGGTAAGGTCAATCTGCCAGGTTTTGGCTTTTTGATATGAAATCATATGACCCTTAGCATTTGAGGTCACAAACCCAGCTTCTTTTACATTGTTATCCGTTGTTTTTACAACATAAGTTACAACCATATAGTGTAGATCAATGCTGACTACTTTTTTGGTGTCTATTTCTTCGTCGTCTTCTTCGCTCATCTGTTCTTTATGTAATAGCGCTATTACATAATGAAATGGTTCATTCGGGAAATTTGTAAATCCGGATGCAGCCTGTTTTATACCCGCCCAGTTAGAAAACAATTTACTACTTCCTTTTCCACCACCAGCAGCTAAGAAGTCTGCTGCCCCGTTGCCTGCTCCAACAACTTTACCACCACATAAGATCGCACAGAGAGATTCAAAAGCATAAGTGCTTGTTCTAGAATCTGCTTCATTTATTATAGCGTTGACAAAATCAATAAACATAGAATATTGTGTTAATTGTCTGAGTGTCATTCCCTCTAATTCTCCCTTCGCAGCAAAGACTTTTTCTGAAATCTGTGAGGCTTTAAGAAGTCTATCTTCTATATTGCCTTCTGTGAAAATGCCATTGATCAAATCATTTTGTGCGCCAAAAAACTTACCGGCAGATATGTTAGTAGAACTAGTGAAAGGTCTTGGAAAGGTAAGAGTTTTAACATCTTCCAAATCCAAATCTTTAGTCTCACTTGGCTCAATTTTTCCGCCGGTTTTGTCGACAATAGATTTTATATCCTTATAGACCGCGAGGATACTTTTCTTTAATTCTTCGTCTCGTGACCATTTTATGACCCCAGAAACTGAATTGACAAACTCTTGTGGATTCGTTTCGTAGGCTGCTATCAAATCGGCTTTCTCCAATGATTCACTGTCACCCTCTAGTTTCGCATAACCTATTATTTTATTTATGAGGTCTTTTGGCACTTTATCGCTTTTGGCGGTTATTGCGTCTCTAAAAAATCTTCGTTGGTCCGCTGGACTCGGAGCGGTATCATCATATAACTTAACTGGGATTTTATCCTCCTGCATTACCTCCAATATCAATTCATCCAAAGTTCTTTCATTTGCCATTTTTCAAATCCTCCATGATTTCTTTAATATCAAGACCGGCGCAGTCAATCTTATTCTTAACCACATTATAATGATGAACAAATCCTTTGTATCTACCAGACGAAACAGAACGTACTGTTGTGTCTCCATCGGGTGTTTGATAAGGAATGTCACACGCTTCGTGTATTGCTCTATAAAGAGCGGTAAGTGCTTCCTTTTGAATGGGATAGAATGCCATGAATGGTTCCAAGGTTTTCCCATGGACCTTTGCATCAGAGATCAATTCTCGTTCTCCAAAGCCATTTCTCTTGTACCACGATTGATACTTGGGATAATAAGCATTGGAGATCTCGACACCAACAGAATTTTTATTGACGGCTCGCTTGGAGGCATGCCATGCAATATGATTCATGTCCAAAAATTGATAGATTGTTCCATCATTATCAATGGCAAAATGTATTGAAGCAGATCTTGTTGACTTGTTAAGCACATTGAAACATGACTTTGAATTTAAGCACACATCCCAATGCGTTACGAACATAGAGATCTTTCTTTTCTCTATCATTTTCTTGTAGCCATTCGTGTGTTTGAAGCCGCCATGATTGAAAGGTAGGACTACCCTATCCCATTCAATTGGCACGTAATTATTGTTGTAAATCAAGTAGTTTTCAGTACTAGTATTGATTTCTACGGGGTGATACTCCTCAAGCTCGGCTTCTCTTTCTGTCCACAATCTTCGGTAGGTTGATGGACCCAAAAGACCATCAGCTTTAACTCCATGCTTTTTTTGAAACGCCATGATTCTTTTGATAAGATCTTCATCAAAC